TTGAACTTGAGTTGCCATAATACTATCCTAACGCCACTGCTATTGCGGTAGCAAAACTTTCAGTTGCTATAGTCGAATCTACAGCCACTGTAACTGTGTTACCAGAAGCACTTGTATCAATACCAGTGCCTCCTGAAAGCTGTAAAGTTTCAGAATCTAGATCAATAGCAATCGTTCCAGAATCTGTTGTAATATCAAGATCTTCAGCTGTTACTTGAGCTTGTACATAAGCCTGTGTAGCTATTGTTCCACTTGCATCAGGAAATGTTAGAGTCCTAGTCTGACCAGCGGATATTGATGAGGAACTAAAAGCTCCTATTTTTGTATTATCTGAATTATTTCTAATTCTAAAACCACTGTCATTTGTAACTACAGCAGTTGAAGTTATTGAGGCAAGTCCAGTAAATGTCGTCTGGCTTGATCCTAAAGCTACAGAAGATCCTCCAATTGTTACTGTGCTATTTGCCAAGTTACTATTTGCAATAGAAGAGGCAGTGGTAAGAACAGTTCCTGTTTCAGCTGGTAAGGTTATCGTTACATCAGAAGTTGATGCAGGTCCTTTTAGAGTTGCTGAATTAGTTCCATTATCAGTATCCTCTTTAAAAATAATACTTCCTGCAGAAGCAGAAGACCCTGTGAGTACAGGAGCAGTAAGACTTTTATTAGTTAAAGTTTCAGAACCAGCTAATGTTGTAAATGACCCATCAGTTAATGCAGTATTAAATTGAGCTGTAGTTCCAGATATTGTATTACTACCAAGAGCAAGAGTTTTATTTGTTAAAGTGACAGAGTTTGTTAAAGTAACTGGATAGACAATATCACTAGTAAGAGCAACGGTTCCAGTTGTATTTGGAAGAGTAATAGTTTTATCTCCTCCAGAGGCATCAGCAGCTGTTAATATAATTTCGTCACTGTCAGCACTTGACCCTTCAAAGGTAATGTTTCCACTTGCTAATTTAATTGAGTTAGCAGCATCTGCAGTTCCTGAAATTAATGTGGTTCCAGTTACTGTAGTTGATGTTAAGGCTGTTAACCCGGCAATTGTGGAAGCAGTAGCTCCTAAATTAACAGATGTGCTACCAATTGTTAAAGAAGAGTTAGCTAATTGAGAATTTGGAATGGAGGATGTGCCTATTTCTCCTCCTGAAAAAGTTAATCCAGATCCAGATGCAACACTAATATGAGCTCTTACTTCTGAAGCAGAGGGTCCTGTGTATGTTATTACTCCTGTAGAACTATTGTATGCAAGACTTCCATCTCCACCTGAGTCAGTTACTGATACAGCTGCTCTAGATCTTGCGTTAGTAAAGTAAAGATTTGTATTTTCAGATAAATCTGCAGTCGTATTTCCAGCAAAATCTAATTTATCAGAAGAAGAATTTAACTCCTGAAATAAACCTGAAACTAGAACAAGTGCCTTTCTTGTTGCCATTTTATATTCCGATACAATTCAAAAATTATTGAATTGCTAGTTATATTTATTTTACGTCTAGTAAACTGTCAACTTAAAAGGATTGGTCGCTCAGCGTTGACTATAAATTGTCCAGTGCTGCCAGCTTCTCCAACTCTTGTTACATAGTGACCAGCAGTAGAAGGAGGTGTTTCAACAATTGCTCCTGCAGAAGCTGCTGATAAAAAATATAAATCTCCGGCATTTAAACCAGAAGTAGGGACTATACCTGCAACAATTACTTTTACTGATTGCCCTTGAGGTTTTGTTGTCTCTGCAATTCCTGCAACTAAAGCTTGGTCAAAGCTACCATTAGCAATAGCTTTACCAACTTGTCCATCACTTGCTCTTGCATAAAGTGCATCACCTTGAGTAACATTCTCAAAGCATGTAGTTTCATATCCAGTGACTTTAAATACGGTCTGACTAGGCATTGTAGATTTTAAATCAATTAAAGCCTCTGTAAGACCTTGAGCATTTGGTTGATAAGGTATGTAATTTTCTACACTTGCCATTAGCTTAACTTGATAGGTGGTTCAGTTCGAATTGCAAACTGTGTTGCAGTAGATGCCTCTCCTACTCTTACTACAGCTTGCCCAGCAGAAGAAGGTGGTGTTAAAGTTATAGCTCCTGCAGTTGATGGAGAAAGAAAATATAAATCTCCTGCATCTAAACCAGTCATGCTAACAATACCAATAACAATCACCTTTACTGTTGAATTTGCAGAAGCATCTGCATTGGCAAATCCAACAACAGTAGCAGCTTCCGATGTTCCATCTGCTGCAGTGGCTTTTCCTACTTGACCATCACTAGTTCTCATATATAAAGCATCATTTTCGCTAACATCTTCAAATGCTGTAGTATCAAATCCAACCTGTAATGGAGCAAAAGTTGGAAATCCCTCTTTTAAGTCAATAACAGCATCAACTAAACCTCTATAATTAGGCTCATAAGGTTCACGAGTCATCGTAAAACTATTTGCTATCATCAAGTCTCGTAAGACTGCGATAGCACCTTGTATATTAGGTTCGTAAGCAGTGGACATAATTTACCTCTATTAATATCTATTTTAAACTGTGCCTACCATTATAATAAAAGCATGGAACCTCAAGTAATTGCTGCGATTATATCTGGTAGTATTGGTGCCTTTGCTGGTATCAGTAGAGCTTTAGGTAATTTTAATAAAAAACTTGATAGAAAATTTGATCGAATACAAAGAGAAGTAGATGATTTAAAAAATAGTGTTATTCATGATTATGTATTAAAGGAAGATTTTTTAAGGGAAATGCAAGCTGTCCATACTAAATTAGATAGAATATTGGATCATCTTTTAAATCATAATAATTAAACATTTACCCAAGAAGAACTAGAAGATAAATATATTTTCAAAACTCCACTGCCTCCACCACTTGTATCCCAATGTAATTGTCCATTAACAGGATTAGCTGGTTGCCCAGAGGAGACTGATGCAACAGCCTTTACAACTTGGAATGTTGATCCATCATGGATTTTAAATATTTCTGTACTTGTAGTATCTAACCAAGTTTCTCCTTTACTAGAAGATGTAAAACCAGCTGGAGAATTATTAGGTGCGGTGTTGCCAATATGGACAGGACCAACTTTAATTAATCCTGTACTAGGAGATGCAGTGTTATCTGCAAAAAATAATCCTGGACTAACACTATTGTTATTTAAAGCTAATTCCCCTGCACCTAATCTTACTGGGAAAGGTCTGTCATTAGCTGTGCTAGATCTTCGAGTTTGAATTTGTACTGCCATAATTAAGTTTCTACATTTAAATATAAACCTGCATCTACTACTGTATCCTGAGCAGTATTTGGACTATAAGTGCTTGCATCAAGATTGCTAGTATTTACAGCGGAATCTACTAACTCTCCATTAATGTAATCTCCTGAATTTATTAATCCTGTTTCAAAAGCTTCAGTAAATTCTATTAGTGGTTTGTTGACTATTCCAAATTTAATATCGTCTAAAACAGTAGGAGCTTTATTAAATAATTTATTTACCATTGCAATCATTCTATTAGTTGTATTTAATGATTGACCTGATCTATCCAAATTACCTGCAGCATCACGCTTTAGACTATCTGTTAAAGTCATTGCAACGACAGAGGGATCAAAATTTGCTACATCTTGATTATTATTAAAATTACCAATAATTTCTTTATTTCCTTGCCATTTTGTAGACCTGTTATATAAAGCAAAAATCTCTACAGCTTCTTGCATTTTTCTTTTTTCTTTAGCCCATCTTTTTTCCCAACTTTCAAGTCCTTTGCCTATAGGTTTATCATTTGGTTCTAATAACCAAGCCCCTACATATTCATGTTTCTTTAAATTCTCTACAGTCACATAACCACTAGTTGTTTCATCAAATGGATATATAACAACAAAACTATTAGGGTCAGGGACATTGGTAATTGTATACTCACCTGAAATAGCATTTCCGCTTGTAAAATTTAATTGAATTTTATCGTTTTTATTTAAATTATGATTTTCAAAATTAACAGTTATATTAATACCAGATTGTACATATTTAGCTGATAATTTTAAAGGCTCATTACCTTCATCATGGACAAGTGACCACATTGCTGCGTAAATATGTTTACACCACCGAAGTTGATAATAAAACAAATTTTGAAAAGAATTTTCTTTTTCATCTTCATATTCTGGTAATTCATAAAAATTATTTATAGTTACATATCCTAAATCTCTAAAAGTACCGGGAATATCTCTTTCTTCACTAAGAGTTCCATCAGGTTGTAATACATTTCCAGGTTTTGTGTCTCTAATTGGTGTTACAGGAAATCTAGAATTATTGGATCTTTTAAATAAATCATAAGAATCTCTTCTTGAAAAATCTTGACACGAGCAATTCCATCTAAGCTCTGTAGTTAAAAATCTTCCTACTGCAAAACCCCTATGTGCAGGTACAGTTGTTTTAGCAATAGTATCAATAGTTCTTGCTCCGTAACTATCAGCTTTTTGAAAAATAATTTCATTAGTATTAGCGTCAGATCCAGTTACTGTATATCCAACATAATCGTCATATCTAAATCCTCTTAATAATCTACTTAAAGTAAGATTTCCCGAAGTTGTTCCACTTGTAATTGTAGTAACTTTAAATTCTGTTGAAGAAGTAACTTCAATTTTGTATCTACCAGAAGGTACATCACCAGTGCTTACATCTAAAAATACTTTATTATCTGTTGATAAACCATGAACTGAACTACAAGTTACTGTAACTTCAGAGCCAGATCTTGAGTATGTAGAAGAGATTCCGGGATCTTTTTCAACAATTCTGTCAGCCATTCTTTCGCCCGGTAAAAAAGCAACTTCTGTAGGTAAAGTTCTTAATTTAACTCTTACAAATCTCCAACGTGTATCATTAAATGCCGTTGAATTATGATAAATAACATTGCCTGAAGTTGTTAAAGAATTTGAGGCTGTGACTGTGAAAGTGTTTTGAGTTTTACTCACAATAGTCAATGTTTCATCTACACCAGAACCAGTAGATATATCTAAGAAAACAGAATCACCTGGAAATAATCCATGATCAGATTTAGTTACTACTAAAGATGTTCCATTTTGTGAGTAGGTAGCATTTACTGAAGGTGCTAAATATCTAACTTCAAGTATTGGTAACCCAAATTCATAAAAACTAAATCCATCTGTATCTCTCATTCCACATATATGTTCACCTAATTCCTGATTAGTAGAGGGAAAAGTAAATATTCTTGCAGGAATAAAAACTCCGGGAAATTGTTGAAATGTAAAGAATAATCTGTAATCGCCTCTTTTGTCTCTTTCTTTAGAAGTCGATCCTAATATCTGTTGCGTAAAGGTATAAAGTTCATATCCTCTTCTCCACCTTGTCCATAATGAATCCTGATTATAAAACTTTACTTCGCTCTCTAATTCATAACCATCTGAACCTCGTGGGTATATGCTAGGCTCTTTTGGTTTATTATCAAAATTTTTAAATTTTTTCTTAAAATCGAAATTTGATGACTTACCGAAATCTTTTATTTCGAATGCCATTTTTCTTAATAGAATCCACCCTGTACATTACAATAGAATCCATTTGTCAAAGCAGTTGCACCACTAGCAGCTACGTATAAAGCCTGACCTCTTTTTAACATCAAACCTCTTTGCTTCGGTGCAACTTCATTATTTGCTGTACCAAAATTAGCCCCAGCTTGAACTGTAGGGTGATTAATCAAAGGTAATATTTCATTTAAAGTTAGACTATAATACTGCTGCGAACTATCAACACTAGCAACGAATAAAGGAAAAAACTGATTTATATTTGTAATCGTTCCTGTGTTAACAAGATAAAAACAAAAATCGGTAGGTAAAGAGATATCCACATTACCTGTTATTGTTCCACCTAATGAAGGAATAGTTACATCAAAAGTTGTGCTTGTGAAATTAACTGTATCTAATACAGTAAATTCATCATCTTTTGGAACTGTACCTGAACTATAAGTTTTAAAATCTAAAAATACTTTTTGACCAATCTCTAAATTATGTCCTGTAGATAAAGTAACAGTACAAGTAGTGCTATTTGCTGAATATGTCCCTGTTGGTGCAGTCACTGCATCAATTTTTTGTATTGTCTTCTTTGCATACCTAAAAAATATTTCGTCTATATATGCTCCACTGATAGCAGTATCTGTCAAAGCAGAGTCAACGTCAAACACCTTGGTAGCATTACCAACCGCTGTAGGAACTAAACTAGTTAGAAATGATTGCCCAGACGAAACCGTAACTAATGTAGAGGTGGTTGCTGGGCGATCCACCATTAATGGTTGTTTGTTTGAACTACTACTTGACACTTTTACTTTCTAAGAGATTTACTTTAATTATATAGGAAGGTTTTTTTCCTATTTTTCAGATTTTTCTTCTTTTTTCATCTTTTTAGATTTAGCATCTTTAGCTTTATCTAAAGCTTCTTTACGTTTTTCTTTATCAGACATTTTTTCTCCACTTCCGTCCTCTTTCTTTTTATTTTTGTTTTTAAAATATTCAAGAAGTTGGGGTGGCATTTTGCCTTTAGCCATCTGCTTTTTCCTCTCTAGATACAGGTAAAGATGTCAAGAATCGTTTTGGCAAATTAGTTCCTCTTATATAAGGAGTCGCCATAAAATCTTGTTCAGTAGTGAAAAGATCTATTCTTTTCTCTCCTGCCATTCTAGTACGACCTCTACTTTCCTCAAAAGGGTTTTTCTGTGGTCTTTCACCCCTCCCATAAATATTTTTATCTCTTCTAATACCTAAAGTATAGCCAAGTTGAGTTCTAGGTAAAACAGACATCTATATTGCAGCTAAACTAAATAGTACTGTTGCATCAGTTCCACCTGCCTCACTAACAAAAACAGGTTTGATAAATTTAACTGGTCTGTCAGAAACGCTATAAGAAGTAGATCCATTTGAACCTATTGTCTGGTCAGCAATAATTGGGGCATAATTTGTACCATCAATACTGCCATCTAATCTAACAACTACATTAGTATTTTTATTTGCAAGTGTTACAAGTAAAGTATAGCTTTTTGTAGCAAAAAAATTATTCGAAGCTACTTGTAAAACTGTCCCATCTCCAGGGGCAGAAAGAGTCGTATCTGTAAAAAATATTGTGTCTTGAAAGTAGGTTATTGCCATTTGAAATTTACAATCCTTTTCTTAAGAATAACAGGGGGAAATGTTTATCTATGACTAGTCTCTAACAAAAGTCTTGTGCCAACAGCAACATCGGCTGGCCCAGGCAGAGCTTGAATAAATTCTGCACCTTCTCTATTAAACCTATATCTAGCTTGAGCTGGATTTCTATAATTTGGTACATATAAATGCATTGCCAATCTATCAGTTTCATAAATATAAATTTCTGTCCAAGTTTTTAAAACTTCTCGAAAATCTGATGTTGCAACTGTACGATCAACGTCACCAGCTATACTTTCAATTCTGTTTCTTGGAACAGTATCATTATTAATACTTCCAGTCATGTCTGTCCTTTTTTCAGCCTCATCACATCGGCCAACCTGCTCAACAATCTTACTGACCCAGAACGAGTCCTGAACATTATTAAGTGCTTCTTCTAATCGAGCTTGGTCACCAGCTGGTATTGAAGTTATGTTATAACCTAAATGCCAACGTACTTTTGACTGTATAAAGGTATCGAGCTTCATTCAAACAAGTAAAATATACCTGTTACTAGTCTACTCTCACTAAGTTCTCTTTAAATATTGCATCCCAATCAATTCTTTTAATACCTTTTAGTTGTTCAAGTTTTGTATATCTCTCACCTGTCATAGTAGTTTGTAAATCTTTTATATCTCTTGCGGTTTTTAAACCAACTCCGGGAAGTGTATCCGCTATTTGCCTTGCACTTGCGTTATTAATATTTAAACGTCTATCTAATGGGAAAGTTTCTTTGTTAGTTGGCTTTCCATCTTTATCACCAGTTGCTTTTAACTCTGCAGTCAATCTTTCCTCTGTTTGTATTTTTTCATTAGTTGCTTCTAAACAAGGTATTAAGTCATCCTCATGAACATAATCTACTTCGTCATTTGCATTCATGACCATATAGACTCCCTCTCCATGTTGAGATATCTTTTCTACTAAACCACCTGTAACTTTGTGCTGATACAACATAATTAAAATTTATCTTCCTCTAATTTAGCTTACCTTAATAATTTTTTATTGACAATAAAAAAGCGAGTCGAGAGACTCGCCTTTTTAGATATTCTATAAAGATATAGATTATGAATCTGTTCCGCCTACCTGTGAAGCAAAATCAACGAAGGAAGAAACATCATCCCAAGTTACAGCTTTTGCTGGACGTAAGTAGTTAACTCTGCAAACAATGTAAGCTGCTCTACCTGCATCAGAATCATCCTGAGAGATAAATACACCATCACCATTAACTGAAGTACCTGTGACAGCATTGACATTATAAACTTTGAAAGTTGTGTCTGCTGTTACTTTGTACAACATTGAGTTTGCAGCATCCTGATCATCAATACCAGCTGTAGTAACAGTTGTCCAGAAAGGAATCTTTGCAAGTGTTACGTTTTCTGATCCTTGAGCAAACAATGAACTTGCTGCAGTTAGCGTACTAGTCGCTGCTGCCAATCCATTTGCCTGTGTAGCAGGTACACCAAGAGGTGATCCACTATTGTCAGGACCAAGAAGTAGAAGCTCGGAAGTTGTACCTCCAAGATCTGCCGTGATTGGTGATGCTGGGAAGCTAGGAAGACCTCCAGAAGGAGTGTCCTGTGCAATAGCTATGGATGCTCCATAGATATATGCAGGTCTAGTTGCATCAGCTTTGACCACTAAACTTGTGCGGTCATCTCTTACTCTGTCACTTACTCTTCTATCTGGAGAAGGTACAGTGATGTTGAAACTCTTGTTATCAGCTTTAGCAGCTGTTAAGTTAGTTACTTTTACGAAACCAACCTGTTCAAAAGCTTCAATTCCTGGCCAACCGAATACACCTTCATGGTTGAATGATGATAAACCGTTGATCTGATTACCAGGCTGTAGGATTGCTCCTGCGTCACTCTTATAAGTTGCCATTAGTTAATACCTCCTATTACTCTGTAATTGTGAAGGCAGTGGTAACAAAGTCCTTATTCAAGTTTGCAAAACCAGCATAAAGCTGCCAAATAAGAATAATGAATCTTGAGAAATCATCATTATTATTAATTAAAACTTGAGCGTTAGGACCACCGATACCAACACCGATAGCTTGAGGGCCAAAGAATAACCCTGCTGGAGTTGTCTTAGAAACAGCTCCATTTCCATCTCCAATATCGACCGTAATTGTTTTAGATGGGAAGTTTGTAGATTCAAAGAATCTTACTCCTTCAAATACGAATCCAGAAGGCATAACT